TCCCTAGAATCTGAGCCATCTATAAGATTTTTTTTTGCTTGGGCAAGTGATATGCCTGATTCAATTTCTGCCTTATTAAATCCTAATTTTGCTAATAATAATGCTCTGCTACTCTCTAAGTCTAGATTGTTTTGTTCCATCTTCTTTTTATAAGCAACAGTATTCGCATCCATTACGTCAATTATGGCTTGTTGTTCTATTGTATATAGACCATTAACCTTGACCATATGAGGTGCTAATTCTTTATGGTTTTTAATTAATGTGTATAGTTCTTCAGTGGTCAATTTATGACCGTCATTCATCTTAGCAACAGTTGATGCTAAATCTTTTCCATTTTTAAGATAATCGTCTGTCGCTGTGTTAGCTTCATCCATCGCTTTTGTAACGTCTTTAACTTTACTCGTTGCTTCTGGTGCTATTCCATTTAATACAATTAGTCCCTCAACAAAAGGTTTAATAAAACCCATAGACATATTCGGATTTGCTCTTGAAATTTCAGTTGTTAAGTCATTTACTGCATTTTTATGAATTTCTTCTGCTTTAGACGCATCAATATTACCCTTTTGTAGATCAGTTAAAGATTTGTCCCAACCATCTATTATTGGTTTAATGTTGGCATCTGTTTTAAAAGTATTAAATAAGGATGATAGTACTTCTGTAGGTGCTTTCCCACTAGCACTTATTTTAGATATTATACCCATGTACGATTTAGAAAAATTATCTAATGAAGTTGAAGATAAATTTAATGATTCTAATTCTGTTTGAGTTACAGCTTTTAATCCGCCAGACATATCTGCATTAGCAGACATAATCGCTGTTTGTGCTTCTGCGATTTGGCCCTTTATTTTATTGATATCTACATCTGCACCAGCAATTTTAGACACTTTTGATTCAGGAGTTCCAGCAGACTGTATTATATCTGTTTTAGATTGTTCTGCATTTGACAAATCATCTTTTAATTTATTGAGTTTACTTTGTTTGTCTAGTATAGAATCCATTTGTGTAGATTCGTTTTTATAGAAATCGCTTGTTAGTTTTTGTTTGTCTAATTCTAACTCTTGCTTTTTCAAGTCTAGATATTCACGAAGACTATCAGCAGAACCAATTATTGCTTTACCTTCTGAGTCATATCCAATTACGGATTGTCCATAAAGTCCTGCTAATTTTTCTGTTACTTCAGCTAGTTTAGTTTTTTCGTCAGCAGTTTTATTTACTTTAGAAGATAAATCTTCATATGTAGATATTAAAGTTTCCGATTGTGCTACTTCTGAAGAAGTGGTGGAAATTGATTTTTGAAGAGTACCAAATGCCTCTTTTGCTTTTTCTCCAGCATGCATCATATTATCAGCAAATTCCATTAACTTGCCAATTGTAAGTGCAAGAACAACAGAAAGTCCCAAAGTCGCCATACCTATACCAACAGATATTGCTAAACCACCTATTTTTGAGGCAACCCCTGCTTCTGTAGCAGCAGCACCTAATGCTCTGAATCCAGCAGTTAGTGGACTCAAATTATTAACTCTTCCTAAATTGTACTGTCCTATAAATGCTTCTTTTATTGACATTGTATAGACGTATACTGAAGCAGTTAATTCATTAAACCCTATCTTAATAAGAGACATTTTAGTTCCACTTAATAACCACATTGCTTGTTGTGCTGATTTAAGACCAGTTATGAAAGTACTAATTGCGGTAATACCTAATAAATCTGACATAAAGGTTCTAACTTTTAAGGACGCAAGGGATGCTACTGTTGCAAAAATTGTTAATACTGCTGGGATTGTACCTACAACGCTAGAAAAACTCGCGATAATATTAATTCCACTCGCTAAAATATCTACAAATGATTTTAGACCACTTGATGATGCCATTGTAGTATATAGTTTCTCAAAAGTTGCACCAAGTTGAGCTAAGTGAGCAGATAAGGATTGCATATAAATATCCTGCTTGGCTTGAGCCACACCAACGCTGTTAGTTGCTGATTCCGTATTGGTTAAAACCTCAGAATAATGTTGCATTGTGGCGATAAAAATATTTTTTTGTCGAACTCCGGCTGCCCCAAGAGCTATTTCATTTTGCTCCACATTTGAAAGACCACTCCACTTAGACGCTAAATCGTCCATGATATCGCCTACTGGTCTTATCGTGTCCCCAGATGATTTTATTAGTACACCAATTTTATAAAATGATTCTTCAATCTTCTTAAAATTCTCAGGATCAGTTTCATCACCAACATTTGTAATTCTAGAAAATATTGTCTTATAGGCATTCCTCTTTGTTACAATTGTAGAATTAACTACAAAAGGGTAAGTCGTTTCTGTTCCGCTTACCTCCTTGGGATTTCCCCAAGAGAGCAGACTATACCATAATCCTTACCTTATAAATTAAAAACGTAAGGACTTCTCTATTATAGTCGTTGAACGTCATTCTCTTTTTAAGAGAAGTTTCGATGCTGATTACCCAATCTAGTCAATTTTCAAACATTCACGCTTGTTGTCACCAACTACGTTGTAGTTTAACTAGCTCTAAGGACTTCCCAGCAGTTTAAGAGATGCACTTCTCTATATTACTATAAAGAGGGGCTGTGTCATTATATGAAGTTACTATAGTTAAAATAATCAATTCAAGCAACATCCATAAATTTCCAACCAATAGTAGAACCTGACTGTCTGGTAGCATCTGCCACCGTTCCGATCATTCCACTTAATTTTTCTAGGGAAACACCACTTTGATTTGCCACACTTCCCACAACTGCTATGCCTGATGCAACTTCTTTGATTGCCTCTGGATAGTCAATTTGTAACTGACGTGCGGTACCTGCTAAAACATCAACTAAATGCTCTGATTGAGTAGCACTATACCCAAACTGTTGTTGCATTGCTAAAATCTGATTAGAAGACTCTCCAATTGCTTGCCCAGTAAGATTGCTTAATAAAACTGCTGATTTTGAGCGCAAAATAGTATCTTCCATCGTTGCATTATAGTTACCAAAAATTGATATTGCCTCAATTACTTTTTCTGTTGAACTTCCCATAGCAATGGCAAATCCATTTGCTTGTTTGGTTATCGCATCAAAGTTAAGACTAGTATTAGTCATTTCCATTTGTAGAGTCGTTAGCTGTCTATTTGTATCGTTTACAAAACTAAATGCTTCTTGAATTTTATGTAGAGATTCCATAACTACAGTCGAGGCAATAATCCAGATTGGAAATTTAGAAAATGCAGTAGAAAGATCATCTGTAAACCCACTAGATTCTCCATGCGCGGAAGACCCCCCAGTTGATGGTAAAGGGGTTTGTGTTTGTTGTTGAATCTGAACCTTAATTACAGGATGTACACCTTCAATTATTTCTTTAAGTTTTGTTAATTGAGCTTGGGGTACCTCTAGTTTCACATCAACCTTTGTGCCATTAATCTTTGAGGTATCTAGACTAACACTTCCTATTTTTAATGGTATTTTAGATAATTTTTCTTCTAGTGATGTTATTGACGCAGGAGATAATATAACTTTCCCAATGCTAACATTATCAAACGTTATTTTTAACTTTGCAACATCTGTTCTTATTTTGTCTAATTGAGTAGCGTCTACTTTTATATTACTTATTGTTAATGGGTTTGCCTTGACAAAATTATTTAACCGTTCAATCGTGGTCTTGATCTCTGATTGGTCATAATTTATTATTAACTTGGCACCAACGGTATATGTAGTTCCCATTTGAACGTCACCTCCTGCAATTATAGTTTTTTAATAGCATCACCTACCGCATTTGAAATTAAATTAGCAATACTATCAGAGTTATTTTCAATTGTGTTCTTCATAAATGGTCTAGGGCGATTATACCCATAAGGATAATTAAAATCATACCCTTCTCCAGTTTCTACGATTTCAGCATAACTTTCTAATGAGTTATTTGAATCATTCATATGATGGCTTTTAGCAATGCTATCGTCTACATATACGTCTATACTAATTCCACTTGATGTTTTAGTTATAGGAGATTTTGTTACTGCTCTTTTAAGATTTTCAGTTCTTTCATACATAGGATCAATCGGGGTATATTTAGCATATACATCTGAGTCTATATGTCCACGGACATCATCTACTAATATATCGCCAATAATTTTTAATTGATTAGATAGTTCGTTATTTAGTTTACTAATTAAGTCATTCGCTAAAAAAGATATATCTTTAGGCAATATTTTCACCCCCTACCTAAAAATGGATATAAAAATTTCACCCTAACTTTATTAGGGTGAAATCGCCTTTGATTCTTATTCTATTGATTCAATAGTGTCTTTTCTGCCGACATCCTATCACTTGATGACATTTTGTTTATATCATCTAATCGCGTTGTAGATATAGAAAAATTGTTTGCAATTTCTTGATAGTATACATTTAATTTATCAAAATAACTCGTATCAGATGTTTTATATGTTTCCATTTCATTATAGATTAAAGTTATGATATTATCTAAAGAATCAGCGTCATAATAACTACTTTTCCAATTGCCCATAGCACTTAGAGTTTTAGACTTCCTAGAAACATCACCAACATTTGAATTTCCTGCTTTTTGATAATTTCCAGTGTCATAATTATGTTGCGCAGTATTCACATTTTGTTGATGATTATAATAAAAATAACCAGAAGAAGTAAATACAATAATCGCAATAAAGATAATAATAATTTTATTGTTTTTCATTATAATTCACCATCTCAAATCTCTCAGCAAGTGCTACGAGTAATCCTCCAGAAAATAGAGAAAATGCAAATGACATAAAACCCACCCCAGAATAATACATCTCCGCGATTGAGTCACCAGAAATAGAGTGAATGTTTGTTAATTTAAAACCCGCAATAATAAATAAAATAGTAGAACTAATGGCAATAATTTGAAGAAAAAGTTTCATCTCTAATATACCTCCTTTAATTATTTTTACTGTTAAGAATAGTATATTATAAATATAGTAAAAAATGCAACTTATTTCCTCAAATTATTAAATATTTATTATTAGATTTAGTTAAAGGAGAATCTGAGACTCCTTCCCTACTTTATTTTCAATTTCTTTAACCATTTTGTTTGTGCTAGTAACTACCTGATCAATAACTAAAGTCATTTTTACAATTTCATCTTCTGGTAATGATGCCATAATTTCACTGAACAAATCCAAGTTAATTAGTTGTTCTGCCATCATTAATAGTTTATCTGCCTCTTCAGGAATATCTATATTTGTTAAATATTTTATCAAGAGTGTTGGAATAATAATTGTCCCTTTAAGACTTTCAATATTATTATCCTTTTGTAATTGTTCAACCATAGAATCGTAGTCTATAAGCATTTTTTGAATATCTGTTTTTTTCATATGCTTGTTTACTTCAATTGTATATTTTCCATCCATTAAGGATACTTCAGATTTCTCATTGAATTTTGTATACTCTTTATTAATATTTGAGAGGGTTAATTTCTTTGCCATTATATTTTCCTTCTTTCAATTTATATTATTTTTAGATTTAGGCTTATTACGGCTTGCTTTACTAAAGCATCCTTTACTACAATAATGATGTTTACCTTTATGATGGGATATAAGTTGTTCTGTTTCAATACCACAATGTTCACAATTAAAAGTAATCCACTTATCTAATTGTTTGCGACACATCTTCTCTTTCACCGTAGTATCTGTAATATCTCTTATATCCATAGCTTCATATTCCATGTAAGGAACAATCAACGATGGGGTTATTACAAGTTCAGAGTCAATAATGCTGTAGTTAAAAGAATGATAATTATTCAATACTCCACTATTTTTGATGTATAGTTGGATTAATTTAATACACATATCTGGTTTATTATTTATATCATCTTCCCAAAGGTATAATATTTCTATATCATAATTGTTTTTTATATATGTATGTTTAATCTTATCCATTTTAATTCTTTTTACTTGCATTTCATAATTTATTTCTTTATAAAATCTAGGGTCAGTATGCCAATATTGACCGTTTACCTCAATCATAAGATTATAATCTTTTAAATAATTGTCTATTGCAACGTATTTGCAGTTATACTCGTTATCATATTCTATATGTAATTCATTTAGCATTTTATTAGTTAATATCTGAATACTAGTATCTGTTTTATTCATTATACCATCAGATAGATTCTTTACTGCCTGTATCCTAGCACGTTCCATATTCTCTTCACTAATAGAGAACTCTTTGGCAAACCAATCTTGTCTACATTCATCAGAGCAAAATCTTCTGCCATTTTCTATCTGATATGGTTTAGCTTGATGAACTTTACCACACCATTCGCATGTTAAAGTCCTATCTTCTTTTGACCAATCATGATTATATCCATTAGCATTTTCTCCTACTAAATTTATAGATTGCCATTTCCCCTGACATTGAATAGAGCACATTTTTTGAGTACTAGACTTTAATATTTCGAATTCTTCATCACATATCTCACACTTTCTTACTTCATAGGATTGTTTATGTTTATATTCCAATTCACATTCTAATGAACAGTAGCAGTTTTGTGTTCTACTTGTTTGCTGTTGTCTAGTATATTCTACACCGCAATTTGTACATGTTTTATCTTCATACTTTGGCGTTTCATAGTAGTAATATTTACTTTTGCATTCAGTGCAACAAAACTTTTGATCTGGAACGTGGTCAGAAATATTAAACTCTTTATTACAAGAAAGACAATTCCCTACTCCAATTATTTTATGAAAGTTCTTACCTTTTCTATATACATTATTACAAGACTTACTACAGAAATGCGATTTAGATGCTATATATTTAGATGACGGTATAATTAACTCCTCGTTACAAGTATTACAATTACACCTAACCTGTATACGTGTTTTCCCATTAAGTTTTAAATAATTACTAATAACATCACATAATTCAAATAAATCTTTACTCAATAAAATAGCTATGTCATTTAAGAATATTGGTTGATGATTAAGTAGATTATCAACAATTATATTATATTCATCTAAATCCCATCCGTCTTTCACGATAAATTTCGTATTTGTTTTGAACCAATAACATACCTTACACTTTGTATCATGATAACCTTTCCCTTTGGAATAATATTCGCCAATCGGTTTCTCTTTACCACAAATCTTACATACCTTAGTTCCAACATTAACCTTAACATTCCCCATTCAACAAACATCTCTCTTTCTTATTCACTCTCATTTTTGGATATTATAAATACTAGCAAGATAAGGTGAGAGTACCTTTTAATGATGGGTAATTAAGCCATCACTCCTGCTAGTAAAAACTATCAAATTGCATAAACTTAATAAAACATGGTATAATAAACACATACCAATACCAATATTAAACTTAGGAGATGATTACATTGTCAGATAGCCCATCAGATTTTGACATCCTAGAATATCAAGAATATTTAACTCAATTAAAAGAAACTAAAACTTGCCCAATGTGCGGGAATGATAAAGTTCTACCATTAGAAGGGGAGAGCGTAGAACTTTGGTTTAAATTTAAAGGTCATGGTGGTAGAATCCCGGTGCTTACCTATCCCTGTATAAAATGTGGGTATATTATGCTTTTTCATTATCTAAAAGAAGATGTTGAAAAATATCAGGAATCTAAGAAACCTGAATAATTATAATTGACATGTTTATTACTCCTAACTGCTAATTAAAGTAGTTAGGAGTAATTATTATATGTATTTATTATAATAATGGTTACCCTTAATTTATTTTACGATATGTATAATATTATATATGTGTGGTTATACTTTAATTAGGGATTGAGATTTTATGTATCCGTCATAGTACATCCATACTAACTTTTCTCCTGTAATTGGATGTTTGCCAGAAGACTTAGACTTATGCCTACAACACCTAGTTATACTACTAGAGCTTATAGAATAAAATAGTCCTGCATCAGCTAACGAACCGAACCTTTTTAATGTAGTAACACAGATACATGATATGCTTACTAAATATTTACTTATATTTCTAGAATTTTTCATTTTTATTTTTGATTCTTCTGACATTATTTTACCTGTATTAATTAATTTTAATTTTATTTTAGTTTCTTCGGATACTATTTTACCTTTATTTGCTTTACTTATTTTTAATCTAGTTTCACTTGACATTATGCGACCTTTTGCCAATTCACTTAGCTTTTGTTTAGTTTCATCTGATTTTTTATATTTCATCTTTTCTTTAGTTTTCTCAGATAATTTTCTACCAATTTGCCATTTACTCATTTTTTGTTTTGTTTCACTAGATGCGACTTTGCCCTTACGGGATTCACTCATTTTGTTCTTACTATCTTTAGAATGATGTTTTCCAGCCATAAAAACGCTTCCACCAGATGCAATATTATAGTAATTATCACTACTATCTGCATTATAATATTTAATAAACTTAATTTCCATATCATTGAGTTCTTCTTTGCTGTATGCAAAAGAAACTATTTCTTTAGAAAAACTTCCTTTCCCATATTTTCTAATTGCATTAATAAGACGAGTTCCACTCCCTAAGTATTGTATCCATCTCACATTAAACATCTTCTGACCTATATATTTCATGCCATCCAAATTATTAGTAGTTATATAAATAAACCCATAAGCACTTTTATCTAAACCATTTTCCAATATGTATTCAACACTAAACTCATTCTCTTCCAACTCTAATAATCTCTCCTCGTCAGGAGGGATAGCTATCCAAACACTTGCAAGTTCTCCTATATTATTTATTGTTGATATATGTATTATTGGGTTACGTAGTCTTCTCCCCCCCCCTTCTAGATTATTATACTACACATATATAATTAAGTAAAGAAAATATTATTTATATGTAGTATGATTTAGATAAATAGAAATGTAGTCTTATTCCTCAATAAAACTACATTCAAAAACGCCATCACCAATAGATTCTATCTCATAAATTCCTCTTTTAAGATCATGCTTTTCTATCAATTCTTCGATTACAGTTAGGTTAGGAGCAATACTATAAGAATTTTTTTGTTTGGTTACTCTATAACCATCTTTGTCTTGTTTGAGATATAACGTTTCTGTTCCTGCACCAATTATAATTCTACTGCTTCTACTATACTTGGCAGATATCATTTTAAAAGATTCCTTTGAAAGAATAATAGTTGTTTTTGCTATTCTGATTTTATTACCAATTAGAATAGGGTGACGAGCAGTTGGAATCTTCCATTCAATCATATAATTACCTCCTGTCTACTTCTATTATAACCTATTATCACAAATATGATTACAATAAATTATAGTAGAAGGAGGTGTGATTGTCAAAGTTCTAGCATAAGTCCACCCACATGGACTTATAAATCCACATACATGGATACATTCACTCTGAAACCCTTGCTGATAGTGTGTTACCATACTTATGTTCATAATACGAACACAACCACCTAATATACCCCTTATATGACTAACTTATGTTCACCACACGAACTTAAATATACCCTCAAACAAGCCTATAGCCACAAAACATACCAAATTTCTTCTATAAGTATCTACACATTTACCTTATTATCTTTTGCAAATGCTTTTTCTTCTTTACTGATATTTTTACCTTTAAAGAATAATTCAGAACTTATGTAATAAATATTATGCCTAGAATCTTTTGGATGCTTTTTAACAAATAAAATATTTTGGTCTATTAAATTATTTAACATTGATGAAACTTTAGTTCTTCCTAGCCCACTAACCTTAACGATATCCTTTTGTGTCATATATTTTTCTTCATACATCAATTCATTATTTTCATAGTTTGCATAAGTAGCTAACAGAGTAATTAAACCTAATTCTAATAGATCAATCTTTTCTTGTTCCATTAGTTTCCTCACCATCCCATCAAATATTTTAGTATAATGATTATTAGTCAATTTAACTTTACTTATATCTTTTATATATGTACTTACTTCAAATCCATCAATTTCTGAGTCATGTTCTTCTTTATACATTTGGACTGCATATTTAGAAAACTCACCAATCTTTTCCTTTAATAAATTAATTTCATTCTGACGTTCCAACACAAAGCCTCCTCATAGTTCACAAAATAAAAACACTATTCATTAGTGCATATCTGTGAAAGATTAATTAAGTTCTGAATATAAGTGTTTTAATATTTTCATAGCAACCAAAGTATTTACTTATCTCTGAGTTATAAAATTCAGTAATAAGTTTATCAACAATTTCTCCATCTTCATAAATAAATACCTTTTTATTACCTTCTCTAATGAATCTGATGAAATTAACACCTTTGAAATTAAGATATGCGATTTGTTTTGAGTCTGTAATTTTTACTTCTTTCATTGTGGAATCCTCCTCATAGTTTAAATTTAATTTATCATTTTAGTCATTATATAGACCCTCTAAGCCACGCAAATCCCAAACCTTAATAAGTTTACCTATAATGAATTTGAATTGATTTAAGGGTTGATTTAGTGAATATGGGATTTTGAAACGTGCATGGGAGTAGGGGTTGAGGGAGGGTGTTTTTAGAATTCTACAACAAAACTACATCATCATATAATCCTGTAAAATTAATGATACTCCTAATAGTCCATATTGGAACAGAATATTCTCTAGCCAAACCAACCATAGTATAGTCATTTGAACTAAACCATTTTACGCGAATTTCATCTGTTTGATATGGGTCTAATTGTAGTGGGAACCTAGCTAGTAGAATTCCTCTCATTTTTAACCTAGTTTCTTCTGTTATGTGTACACCAGCCATACCACTTTCCCCACCACGAGCAATATTATAATAATCACTACTATTAGTAGCGTCATGATTCTTAATGAAATTTATTTCTAGTTCATCTAATTCTACTTTAGTGTACGCAATGGAAATAATTTCTCTGGTGAAATTCTCTCTCCCATACTTTTCAATTGCTTGTTTAAGTATCTTTCCACTACCTAAATATCTTTTCCATCCTCTTCCGAATATCTTTTGTCCTATATATTTCTTCCCATTTATCATATTTGTAGTAATATAGATGAATCCATGAGGATCAATTATTTTAGTCATGTTTTCCATTATAAATCTCTCTTTCCAATCTTACTAGTAAAATACTAATATATATTTAAATAAATATTATTTTAGTTCGATTAAATAAAAGCGTCCTCAACGTCTTCTGAACCATCTCTAATAATGTAAATTTCTGTCGTTGTTGAACTCTTATGTCCCAACAAAGCTTGAGCTGCCTTAATATCTTTATTCTCATATAAAACGAGATCAGTCGCCCTTTTTTCTCTCAGTTGGTGAGGATGGACACGTCTATTTATCACTTTACTGAAATCCTCTTTGCACCAATCATTAAATATGCCATCGCTTGCTTGGCGGTATTTACCTTGTGATTTACTTACAAAAACATAAGGGCAGTCATCTTCACCACGAACTTCTAACCATTTATTAATAGCATCTAAAGCAGACTGATCAAATTTAAGTTTTCTTACCTCGCCTATAATCCCTTTTCCCTTACATCTGGTATCCTGAGTTGCATAGAATGTCACAGTTTTAATTTCTTCTGTACCATCTTCATTTTTAATTTTCTTATCTTTAACAATGGGAGGATAATTAACAACTTCTTTAAGCAACTGTCTGGACTCAGCTCTACGACACGCTGTTGAATAAGTGAATTTTAGATAAGCAAGTTTTTGCCACTGTTCGCGTTCTTCTAAATCTTTCAATAGTAATTCCCATTCTTCTGCATTCATTGGCTGTTTAACGTGTAAGTCGTTAAGGGTGGGAGCTGAAATTTTCTTAGTTATGAAATTTTTGAAGGTTGGATGCTCATCTTCATAAAACGTAATAATATACCCATTTAATGAACTAATTGCAGCACGTTTTAATCTTACTCCTGAAGATGACATTCCTCTTCTCACTAAGAAGTTTTGATATTTTAAAAAGTCTCTGCTTTTTATTTCCAGCAGAGACTTATCATCACAGTTTTCATAAACCCAAAAGAAGAAGATATGCAACGCCGATAAATATTGTCGAAGGGTCTTGGGGCTAAGGTTAGTTGATTCTAATAAAAATTCTTCTGTAATATCACGATTAAATTTATTTAGTTTACTCCATTGTTCGCTTGTAACTATTGGGAGTTTATCTGCTATTTCAGCCATATATTTATATACACCATCCTATTTATTTATTTAATACTCAACCAATATTTCAGTCCTTGGACGCAATTTATCATAACCACACTTTAAAGTTAATGTATGTAAGTGATTCCAGTCATCATCGACTATAAACTTGCTCTCCGATAGACCATCTAATATAAATTTAGGAACGGTATTATCACAATCTTTTCGCACTCTAGTTCTGAAATAAGAAGTAAATGTCATAGAGCAGTATTCTATATTTTTATTTGTTAATCCTTGATCTTGGATATACCAGACTATAAATGATTTCCATTCTTGCTTTAATGAATTCATAACTATCCTGTGCATGATCATCCATTTGTTAATTGAAGGATGAGTCGGTTTTTCAATAGGAGGCTTTTTTCTTTTTGGATTTAATTTGAAGTAGCGGAGATTATATTTTTCAAGAGTTTCATTATCTATTGTTAACAGTAATTGCGTTATTTTAATTCACTTCTTTCATTTATCTATAAATTTGTACAACAAAAAATTCCATTCAAATCAGAATGGAATTTATTCTTACACAAATAGCCCTTACAATTCCCACAAATTATGATTCTCTATCAACCTAACTTCTGTGCTAAAGCTTAATCCCATAGGCGTTAAATCCCCGGCATCCCTATCTGGTCTCAAAATAATTCCTGCACCTCGCACACTCATATCTACAAGTGCAGAGCATATGATTTTTGAATGATCTTCCCACAAATCTGCAATCCTATTTAATCCTATTAATTCTCTTAATCCATTTAAAGCAAATCCAACATCTTGTAAATAATCATACTTATCTCCGATGTGAGATTTAGCATAATCAACTGCTTTTTGTCTTTGTTCATCTGTGATTCCAATAACTTCAAATACTGCGTAGCGTTCGTAATGGATAGGATTTTCTACTACTCCATTTGGCATGGCTTCAATGATTGTATTATCACCTGAAACTATTGCTGAATGAGCAAAACTACCTTGTTCTCCTGCCATAATTATTTCTGATATTGGGTTTATAATATCTTGAGTAAGTATAAAATCTCCTAATTGCACTTCAATTATCACTTCCTTTTATATTATATTTAATTAATATTAGGATATATATTATATTAGGATAAAACATTGCTTTTATTTTAAAAAGGGATAAAAAAAGAGAAGTGAGGAGTTTTAATTCCTCCTTCTCTTTAATAGGATTATATATCTTCAGTTATTTCAACTGTTTTAACTTTTTTCTCTTTAACCTTATCCTCAAAATCTACCTCTGACCAATCCATATTATTAGGACTAAACAGCATTTTAATAAAATCTAATTGATCTTCCTCTATGACTTTAATAGAAACTCCATCAGTTAAGAAAAACCCTTTGTCATTTTTATCAATACTATAAACTCTATCCATATGTACCCATTCAGGAGGGAAAGAAGGACATGTATATAATAATTTTACTTCATTAAATTTTGTCATGAAATAATCCCCCTATTAGACTTCTACGTAGTTCATCATGTTACCAGTACCATCAGCAAGAATATCCCATTCAATGTCAATTTTAGCAACGTTTGCTGCGTCCATCGTCAAGGTTACATTTGATTTTGGTTTAACATTAAGCAATTGATATTGAACAAACTTATCATTTTGGTCAGTTCCACGAATTGCACTATCAGCATAAATTTTATATCCACCCGGAAAGGATACATTGTCAACTGTAAAAGTACTAGAAACAGTATCAACCAAATAATATGCAACAATATATCCAGCAGTAGCAAAAGTTGTAGCATTAAGCGTCAATGCTAATGTTGCAATGCTATATGTGGCGGGAGTTGTTGCAGGTGTTCCTGCGGTTTGTTCCAAACCTTGAGAAACCATATCCGCATTTAGTGCAAAAATAGACAACGATCCAGCTTTTGGAGCTACCGCAAGACTTGCTCCTGCTCCTCCTGCTTGAACTGCGATAACTTCTCTTTTAGCAATAGACATACTTTTACTTGTAATAGAAGTACCAAAAAGTAGGGCAATAAGCTTAGTCTCGAATACCTCGAAAGAAGTTTTGAACGTGCCTTCACGCGCCTTGTCCCAACGAATCGCCTTAGTTGTCTTGTTCATAGCATAAATGGAATCCGATTTGAAATCAATTGAAGAAGTGGTGGCATAGTTGCTGTAAAGTACAGGTTTATTTGTGGCTTGAGATATGATTTGGAAATTGGCTGCGTCTTTAATACCGTATAACATTATTTAATATCCCCTTTCAATAATAGAATTATATTTAATTTATAATAAAGAGTTTTTAAGCTCGTTATTCTTGCTGTTTGTAGTCAAGTCTTATCAACTCAGACCAATGTTTCCCTTGAATTAGTTCTGGATCTCCACTAATTAAATAAATACTAAAACTATCCTCATAACTACTAATTCCCATAATAGTTTTATAGCAATTAGTTATTCTCCATAAAGACCATTTTTTTATTTCTTCAATAGGGATGTAATACTTACCACCAAATTCACAAACGTTTAGAACATCTTCTAATTTCAATTCATTTTTAGAAGCGTTTTTAGCCCTACCTGCTTGAAGTTTTGCCCAAATATCTTTTTGAATGTCATTAGCAAAAACTTTTTTCTCTACTTTTTGTCTTGCTCTACCACATATTTGTAATATGGTTTCTGCAAGTTCATCAAAATTTACTTTATTTAATCTTCCATTGAAAACATTTAACCCATTATTAAATGAGATTCCATTTTCATCAAAATCAAGTTTTGACTTACAGAAAAATTCTAATGATATAATCAAATAAGACATAAATTCTTCTGAACTACATAAAATATCAAAATTAGTTAATCCTTCTTTTTGTTCATCTGTTAGTTCTGATGAAATATTATCGAGAGTAATGTAGAAGGGGAGAAGTAATTTCTCAAATTCATCTGTTCCATATTCTAATATTTCTTCAAAACTTGGTTGGTGAATAATGCAGACATCATAATATTTGATAGGTTTTTGTATTTTTAGAAACAAATTATTTTTATCCATATTTCACCTACTGAAAATCTGTAATTTTATAAGCTATGTATGATCCCATATAATTCTCATCAATTGGCATATCGCTTTCTTCTGAAAGGTTAACTCTGCCAATACTTATTCCTCTAAGTCCATTAATGGTTTTATCTATTTGTGAAACTATATAGTCATACCTTAACCCCTCATCAGTCCTAAGAAGAGAATTATGCACCACTACGTAAAAATAAATCATTCCATTTTTAATTTGGGTAGAGTTATTTTCGGGTCTGAAATTCACAAATGCCATAGTAATATAACTCTTTGTGTCAGTTATTTTACTTTGTACTTGTTTGTAAGGAAAAATCTGTGTAAATAATAGTTTAGTTATATCCTCTTGAAATTCAACAGGCAAGTCATAATTTAGAAAGTCAGATTGATTATTAGTAATAGCCTTCATTAAATTTTCATTAGTTAGTAATTGCATCATTATATTGTTTTTATATGAGCTTAATTCTGAAAATCTACTCAATTAACCAATCTCCTTTCTATATTAATGATTTGATCTGAATTCTTAATTCATTAGAGCATGAATTAATATCTGTGTGACTCTTCAATCTTACATACCCATAAGTACTACTAGAATTTGCTTTTACAATAATTGTTTCTCCAAAAGTTCCAGATGTAGA